CGCTTAATTTATCTGTAACTTCAAATGTTTGATCTTCAAAATCTCCTGCTGTGTAGCCTGCCCCTGTTGGAGGAGTGACTGAAGTAAAAGTAAACAAATCACCTTGTTCCATAATGTGACCATTAAGTGTTACTGTAACAGTTGTGGTTCCATTGGTTGTAAACGTTCCACCTGACTGTGCAGCTTCAAGTGGTGAAATATCATAAAAAGTATCACCATAGTAAATAAACAAACCTTTGTGAGTGCCTATTGCAGCATATGCTCTTCCATCTAAGTCTGTCCATTGATGCTGTGCTCTAGCAACACCAGGTAAAGTTTTACCCACTAGTTGTTCAAAACCACCAATCTTTTCAGGTAATCCATATCTAAATCTCACATTATCACCATCTACATATTGACCTTCTGCAGCGGTATCTGTGATCTGTTTATTAAAGCCTGGTTTTATATTTATTAAATTAAGTGGCATGAGTGTATTATACACTCAGAATTACTTAGTTTCTATTCTGTCATCCATGTTATTCTGCTGTTTATTTATTTTATCAGAATTTGGTTGATCTTGTATAAATTCAACAGCATGACCCACAAGAATATTGATAAATGCTTTATAACCTTCAGTTGTAAAAGTTAATTTTCTTGTCCATATAAGTCTCAGTATTTCTCGCCATTCAAACTTAATACTTACAATTTTATCTTTATACTCTATTTTCATATTGTATTGTTATCTACTCCAAACCAACCTTTACCATCATAAATATTTTTTGCATTCTCACCATCTTTATAAACATAATGTAAAAATACTTGAGCAAGCCAATCACCTTTAAACTCTTTTCTTGAATGATTGAGCCGTGCGCCGTGGTACAAAACTCCGTCACCTCGTTTAATATTTACTGCTTTGTCACCCATAAAAATAGGATAGTCATCTGGGCCGCTTATGTTTACAGTACAAGATAGTTCACAAGAGGGTCTATCTTTATGATCTTTCAAATCAGAAAGATAGTTATAGCATCTATAAAAACTGTAAGTTGGTAGTAAAGGTTTACCTGCGACTTCTTCAAATAAATGTCTTTTCTTTTCAAGCATGACTTCCATTAAAGGATCTTTATATCCAGCAGTCTCACCATTACATTGATTATGATCCTGCAATCCAGCACCTCTAACATGTATAATTTGTAAATAATTATTTAAAATAAACTGTTCTTCTTTGGTTAATATATTTGGAACATATTCATATTGATCTATTTCTAATTTAGCCATGATACTAATACATATCTCCTTCCTGAAAGAATTGGATTTGCTCTATGTGGGTACATATAATTACTAGGCCATATTATAGCTGAACCTGGGTAAGGTTTAACCTTTAACAAACTTTGTCCAAAAGTATTAAAAAATTCTAAATCTCCTCCAACATAATCATCGTTTAAAAAAATGATTACACTTAACTCTCTAGGGATATGTTTACTACTATCTACGTGCATATCATATTTTCCACCAGGATCATATTTCAAACATGTTATTTCTAAAACATTATCTAAGTGTAAATTAGGACAACATTCTTGTTTATATGTTTGTACAGCTTTTATAATTTGTTTTTTTACTATGTTGTAAATATTTGTGTCCGTCATATTTTTATTAGATGGTATAAGACTATAATCTTTTACATTTCTTTGTGACTTATCTACAAAGCTTTTACCATCTACAATAACTTGACTATCTTTAAAATTCCATTTGTCGTTAGCTGTTCTTATAATTCTAGAAACAGTAGCAGCATTTAATACATCTTGATAAACTTTTATATTTTCAATCATTTATAACTTTTTTTACCCCACCATACTTTTTTATATGACTCTCTTAAATAAGAACTAAACTTAAACATTAAAGCATCTAGTTTTTGTTCATTCATTTTAGTCAATTTCATTTTCCAACTCTCTCTTGTAAAAGGTATGATCTGTACAATAGGAGTTCCTTTAGTTATAACAAATTCTCCTTCGTTGTGAACAGTTAAAGGAAAATTTATTAGGTTATGGTAAGTATCAGTATCTACTACTCCTGTAAAAGGAGTAAAACGTTTTTCATGATGGTTAAAAGGTTTAGTAAATATACAACTTGTTCCAGGTTCTGTTTTAATTAACCACGGATTTTTAAATTTAATTATAGCAGCATTCTCAGTTTCTTTATTAAATGGACTACCATATAATTGATTAGGGTTATGAAAATTATCTTTATCTCCCGTGTTCATAGGACACTTGTGTTGGCCTTCAGCTGCTGAACTTGTAGCAATTCCAATTCCTTTTTCTTTATCAAACTTTATAATTAAATCATGATGAGCTTTAATAATATAGCCCATAGAAAAAGCATCTAAAAATGGTATACACTTTTTAGCTGTCATAGAATTAATTTCAGACACTACTTCTTTATTATCATAATAAGGTTTCATTTTTTTATACCATTCAGGTATATTTTGTGAAGCAGGACAAGGATGAATATCCTTGTTTATAGAATCGATTAAAAAATGTTTTGAACTAAATTCTATTTTTTTTGGCATTAGATAACGCCAGCTTTATCACACTCCATAGAATTGTCAGCTAAAACTTTTATAGGACTTACCGCATTATATGACGCGTTTAAGCTAGATAAATCATAATCTTTTATCGTGTCATAATAATTTCTAATATCTGAAATTAAACCTGTATTGTCTTTTGCCTCTTTTGCAGCTGCTAAATGTTCAGTAAACCAAGCTTCAATATCTTCTTTTTGAATACCATTACGTACAGGGTTTGCATCACCTATAGTCACTGAACCATCTGAAGCTATAGACCAAGCATTTTCTTCTCTTTGAATTTTAGCGAAATCTGCATCTGATACAGAACCAAACACCAATGTATTATTTGGGTTTTGGTCAATCATATATTGTTTTAATTCATCTGAATCACACAAAGCAAAAAAAGTTCCTGAATTTTGTGATACTACATATTTTGCCATAACTTATATTCTCCTATCTATTAATCAAATGTTAAACTTTCAAAAATCAATACTCCACCTGGATTCCCTGATCTTCCTGGATTTGGATTTGTGTTTTGAGGGTTAGAATGAAAACCACCAGCACCGCGACCGTTGGACTGTGCTATAAAAACGTTATTAGGTACACTTGCTATTGCACCAGGTGCACTTCCAGGGCTGTTTGCACTTCCACCATTTACTGTATGTGTAATATTTGGAGAAGCAACAAAGTTTGTTGCTCCAGCACTACTACCTTGCCCTACAGTCATTGGAACAGAAAAAGGAAAAGTTGATGGGTGTGGTGATTCAAATATAAAAAAGCCTGATCCACCAGCGCCTCCACCTCCACCACTCATTGGTTGAGATCCTCCAGCGCCTCCTCTTAATAAAGTAGAAGACACTCCAACGTTAGAAGCGTTAGTTGTAAAATTTCCTGAACCGTTAGTGACTCTTGAATTAACCATAACTTGATTTTTACCAGCAGAACCAGAAGATGCTGCAGTAATTCTACCTTGTGCATCTACTGTAATTGATGCAACTGTATAATCTCCTGCTGTAACTGCAGTGTTTGATAATTTATCAGGTGTAATTGCATCATCTGCAATTTTAGCTGTTGTAACTTGTAAATCAGAAATTTTAGCAGTCGTGACTTGGTTGTCAGAAATTTTAGCTGTTGTAACTTGGTTATCTGAAATTTTAGCAGTCGTGATTTGGTTGTCAGAAATTTTAGCAGTAGTCACAGCGTTGTCTGCAATTTGTGCTGTTCCTATTGTACCACCTAAAGTATCTAAAGATACCTCATTTAAATTCGTTCCATCAGCATAAGCAGCATAAATTTTTTGTGCGTCTGGAGTAAATCCAGTTCCTGATGCAGTTTTAATTGTAAGGTTTTCTGGGTTTGTAACATCAGTTACATCAAAGATATAAAATTTTTCTATTGAATCAGGTATTGTACAGATAGTTCCTGATGTTGCAGTAATTGATGCAAATTTTATTACTAAATTTCTTGCGTTTGATAATGCGCCATCAGACATAACTAAAGCTGTAGTGCCACCTGCCGATAATGTGACTTGTTCAAATCCTGCAATAGCTTGTTGTACTAAATTTAAATTTGTATTTGTCTTATCACCCCATGTACCAGCGTTTTCGCCAGTAGCCATTAACTCTAGTTTTAGATCAGTTGAATATGTTGATGCCATATGTAAATTCCTTTAATTAGTTATTAAGCAGCTAAATCTTCAGTAGTCCAAGTATTTGTGACACCTAAATCTTCTTCTGCCC